AAAATCAAGCGTCAACGATTGACGGAACTCAAACAATAGACAGTGCAGTTCTTGCAGGACCTATTACTGTTCCTGCAACCATAACAGTAACAGGGACTTTAGTAATAGTGTAATGTCAAAAATAGAAGTAAATAAAATAGGACCACAATGCGGAACTACTTTAACAGTAGGTTGTGGTGCAGGACAAACAGTAGCTGTAGACGCAAATACAGTAACTATAGGTAGATGTGGTGGAACTGTAGCATTAGCTTCTGGTGCTACTCAATCAGGATTTGGAAGAACAGGAACAGTAGATTGGCAAACAGGATCAATTAAAACTTCTGGATTTACAGCAACTAGTGGCGAAGGTTATTTTTGTAACACAACATCTGGTGGTTTTGAAGTAGACTTACCTGCAGGTTCTGCTGGAGCAATCGTTTCACTTCAAGATTATAATAATACATTTGATTCAAATGCTTTAACAATTACACCAAATGGTTCAGAAAAAATTAATGGTGGTGCAGGTAGTATTTTTTTAAGCACACAAGGTGAAGGAGTAACTTTAGTTTATATTGATGGAACAGTTGGTTGGAGATCAGTTCAAGATAATGATTTTTCAACAGTTGGTAGTAATTTTATAGTAGCGACAGGCGGAACAATTACAACCTGTGGTGATTTTAAAGTTCACACATTTACAGGTCCAGGAACTTTTTGTGTATCAGCAATATCAGCAACAACCCCTGCAAATAATGTAGCCGACTATTTAGTAGTCGCTGGTGGTGGAAGTGGCGGAGTAGCAGATATTGGTGGAGCTGGTGGAGCAGGAGGTTTTAGAATGTCTAATGATTTATGTATGCCAGCTCCAACAACATCTCCTTTAGCTAATCCAACTGGATTAACATTAACCACTTCAGCTTTTCCTATTACAGTTGGAGCAGGTGGTGCAGCGCCCACAGGAACACCTGGTGCTAGACCTACTTCAAATTCTGGTTCTAATTCAATTTTTTCATCAATAACTTCTGCTGGTGGTGGAGGTGGAGGTTATGGTGGTCCTGTACAAAATGCATTTGCTGGAGGTTCAGGTGGTGGTGCCGGATATACAGCATCAGCAGGAAATGGTAATACTCCTCCTGTCAGTCCTTCTCAAGGAAATAATGGAGGAACTTCAAGTCCAAGTGCACCTTCCTATGGTTCAGGTGGAGGTGGCGGTGCAGGAGCAGTTGGTGGAAATGGAACTTCTACAGCCGGTGGTGCTGGTGGTGTTGGTTCTTTTGTATCTCCTGTTATGGCAGGTAGTAATGGAACACCAGGACCAGTAGGTTCAACAAGATATTTTGCTGGTGGTGGAGGTGGAGCTGTCGATGAAAGCACACCAGGTAGAGCGGGTGCTTCAGGTGGATCAGGTGGTGGAGGTAGAGGATATGCAACTGACCCTAACAACAATGCTGTAGATGGTACAACAAATACTGGAGGTGGTGGTGGAGGTGCAGCCATTGGAACAATTCCTACTACTACAGCTGGTGGTGGTGGATCTGGTATAGTAATAATAAGGTATAAATTTCAATAATGACTAGTAAAATTAAAGTAGATAATATTTCAAAAGTTTCAGATGATTCCAATATCATTAGTAAATGTGGAACTGCAATAAGTGTTGGAGCATCAGGTAATACTGTTGCTGTTACAGGAAATGACATAAGATCAGATAGTTATAAAGCTGCTGATGGAGGTGTTATTGTTAGTCAATCTGGTACAACAATAACTTTAGGTGCTTCAGGAGATACAATTGCTTTAGCATCAGGTGCATCCCAAACAGGATTTGGTAGAACAGGAACTGTTGATTGGCAAACAAGTAGTATTAAAACTTCAACTTTTACAGCAGCAGATGGTGAAGGATATTTTGTAAATACGACTTCAGGTTCAGTAACAGTAAATCTACCAGCAGGAACAGCTGGTGCAATAGTCGCTATAGCGGACTATGCAAATACTGCAGATACAAATAAAATTGTAGTATCAGCAAATGGTTCTGATAAAATTCAAGGTGTAGCAAGTAATCCTTTTGAAATTACTACAGAAGGAGGGTCTGTTACTTTAGTTTTTGTAGATAGTACTCAAGGGTGGAGACCTACAGATGCATCAACTGCATCATCAATAACAGAAAATAATGTTTTTATAACAGCAACTGGTGGTACAATTACCACTTCAGGAGATTTTAAAATTCATACGTTTACAGGTCCTGGAACTTTTTGTGTTTCAGCAGGTGCAGGGCCAGTAGCAAAAGTAGATTATGTAATAGTAGCTGGTGGAGGTGGTGCTGGTGGTTCTACTAACCCTGGCGGTGGCGGTGGCGGTGGAGGTGCTGGTGGTTACAGAGAATCACATTGCGCTACAACATCCGGACCTTATACTGCAAGTCCTTTAGCAACACCAACGTCTTTACCAATTTCACCAGGAGCAATACCTGTTACTGTAGGTGCAGGTGGAGCAGGAGGTCCTCCTAACGTAGGTGCTTCTTTTGGTAATGATTCTATATTTTCAACAATAACAGCTTTTAGAGGTGGCTATGGTGGTATGAATGGTCCGGGTTTTCCATCTCCTTATCAACCTCAACCTTGGCAACCTGGTGGGAGACAAAGATTACAAGGTGGTTTAGGTGGTTCAGGTGGTGGAGCAGCAGTTTTTAGTGGTCAAGGAAATGCTTGTGGTAATATACCACCAGTAAGTCCTCCTCAAGGAAGTCCAGGTGGTGACGGTGATGGTGCTCCTTCATATGGTGGAGGTGGAGGTGGTGGAGCTACAGCGGCAGGAGCTGACTCTAGTGGATCTGGTGGAAATGGTGGAGCAGGTGCAACATCATCAATTACTGGATCACCAGTAGCAAGAGCTGGAGGTGGTGGAGGTGCTGCGTCTAATGGATCAGATGGAAATGGTGGAACAGGAGGCGGAGGAAACGCAACTTCTCCTGGTGGCACAGGAGGTGCAGGATCAGCTAACACTGGAGGTGGTGGAGGTGCTGGTGGATCACCAACGGATGCTACAGGTGGAGCAGGCGGTAGCGGAATCGTAATAATAAGGTACAAATTTCAATAGGTAAATTATGAGTGAAATAAAAGTAAATAAAATTAGTCCAAGAACAAATTGTGGTACAACTACATTAGGAGATAGTGGAGATTCTTTTGTTATTCCTAGTGGTGTAACAATCACGAACAATGGAACGCAGACAGGTTTTGGTAGAACGGGAACTGTAGATTGGCAAACAACTCCTAAAACAGGAGATTTTACAGGAGCAAATGGTGAGGGATATTTTATTAACACAACTAGTGGTACAATAACTATGACTTTACCAAGTGCTAGTGCTGGTGATATTATTTCAATTCAAGATTATAATAATACTTTTGATTCAAATTCATTTACAATTCAAGCACCTTCAGGTGTTAAAATTAATGGTGGAACTGCAGCAGGACAATTAGTATTAAGCACAGAAGGACAGGGTTTAACTTTAATTTATGTTGATTCCACTGTTGGTTGGAGATCAATAGAATCTACAACATTTAATACTCAATCACAAATTCCTTCGTTTTTAACAGCTACAGGCGGAACAATTACAACAGTTTGCACAGATTATAAAGTTCATACTTTCACAGGACCTGGCACATTTACAGTTTGTTCAGTTGGTAATTCACTCGGATCTAACACTATTTCTTATATGGTTATTGCTGGTGGTGGTGGAGGTTCAGCAGGAGCAGGTGGTGCAGGTGGTTATAGAGAGGGTAGAACACCTCAATGTAATACTTGGACAGCAAGTCCTATAGCTTGTATTTCAGGATGTAATGCAGGATTACCAGTATCAGCACAATCATACCCAATTACAGTGGGTGCAGGTGCGGCTCAAAAAACATCAGGTTCAAATTCAATATTTAGTACAATTACTTCTGCAGGTGGTGGTGGAAACACAATGTCTGGACCAGGAAGTACAGCAGGAAGTTCTGGAGGATCAGGTGGAGGTGGTTTTCAAAATAATTGTAGTCCAGCTGCTGGTGGATCAGGAAATACACCTTCAGTAAATCCTTCTCAAGGTAATGATGGAGGACCTTCTAATATTTCTAATAATTCTGGAGGTGGCGGAGGTGCTGGTGGTGCTGGAGCTGCTCCTCCAGCTTGTGGCACATCTGGAAATGGTGGAGCAGGAGTTACAAGTTCAATCAATGGCACACCAACTGGTAGAGCAGGAGGTGGTGTAGGTTTTAATGGTACAGGTACAGCTACAGATGGAGGTGGAGCAGGCGGTAGTCCTAGTCAACCTTCTCCTGCTGGTCAAGCAGCAACTGCAAACACTGGCGGTGGTGGCGGTGGCGGTCAAGCTTTTTCTGGTGGTGCAGGAGGAAGTGGTATAGTAATAATAAGGTATAAATTTCAATAGTTGAATGATAATTAAAATTAATATATAAGGAGAAACATTATGGCACATTTTGCAAAACTAGG